GTGGTTAGTAATATATTCTTTTCCCTTTGGTCCAGTCCAGTGAATGACTTTCTTGTTTGGGCTGTCTTTACCTTTATTTAGTGATATCCTCAACCACTGATATTCTTGTGGTAGTTCTATTATCTGTTCATGTGGTTTGGTGTGTATCAACTCGTATAGTGCCTCTTGGTCACCTCTCACGCCATCATTCTGTTGTAATCTCATGTCCCATTGTGTTAATAGACTTGGTCTATCGTTCACACATATAACACCTGTCGCCCACCAGTTACCTCGAACCCAGTCTCTCGTCAGTCCTATCATGCCTGGTGGCACCAAATCAAATGCGTCTGATATATCAGTTAATATCTGACAATCTACATCTAACCACATCACCCTCTTCTCTGGTGCGTTGATGACACAATGTAACTTATGAAACCAACCAGAGATGGTATGTTTTGGTAAGTCCTCACTAAACCATACGTCTGGATATTTCTCTATTAATCGTTGTTTGTTCTCAGGTGTCATACCCAAGTCCCAGACACCAATACGTTCCTTGTCGTGGTGTCTCAGAGCATTATCTAACCACCAATCTAGTAGGTTCTCTAATCTAAAATCAACGCCTGTTAGTATCATCATCTTTCCTATTCAATAATATAAATGCTTCCAAATCAACTACGGCAAGTGGTTTGTGGTGATTTCGTTTGATGACCGCAAGTGGTTCATAACCCTTACAGTTTTCCTCCGCTTGTTTGTATGCCTTCCATATGTTTAGTGCCTCTTGGTTCTTACACTCAATGGAATATGGAAATAGATTTCTGGCTGCTTTCGCCATAATCAAGTCTTCTCCACCCGCACCCATACTACGACTTTCAATATCTTCTGGGTCTATCTGTAGGTGTTCGATAAGTAATTCTCTTACCTTCTTTTGTAGGTTTCTACCCTTCGCCTTCGCTGAACTCGTCTTCATCTAATTCTCCATCATTATGTAATGCTTCACCGCAACATGGACAAAACTTTACAGGCAATTCGTTATATACTTTTATCTTCACCTCTGCCTCGCAATTATCACATATTATCATAAAGCGAAACCTTTGAAACTGTCTTTCTCAACATCTTGTTTAATCCCTCCCACAACATAGGATTCAATCTCTGTCTCCTGTGGTGCGTTTTGTAAACCCTTACTATTTAGCCAGTGTTCTGTCCATGGTAATGGGTTCTGGTTTTTAGGTTGGTCGTATATTGGATCAAGTCCAATCGCCCTCATTCTCTTGTTGGCGATAAACTCAACGTAGTTATGTAGTAACTTATCATTCAGTCCAATCATACTTCCATCTTTGAATAGGTAGTTTGCCCAATTCTTCTCTTGTTCAACACAATCTTTATACATCTGGATAACGTTAGGTTTTTCTTCTTCTATAACTTCTAACATCTCTTTATCTTTCTCATGGTTCATGTAATTCTTAATTATGTGTTGACTTACTGCGAGGTGTTGACTCTCGTCCCTGGCAATCAATGATATAATCTTCGCACTACCTTCCATTAATTTTAATTCACCAAAAGCAAAACTACAAGCGAATGAAACATAGAAACGGACACCTTCTAAGATGTTAACGTTGATGAGTGTTCTCCAGAGTTTTCTCTTTAACTCTTTCGTGTTGATACCCTGGACTTCTCCATCAAGTAACCATCTCTGTCCGTCATTGATTAATTCGTCATATGTCTTCGTTACTGCCTCTGCTCTCTCTGTGATATACTTATCTGTCAAAATTTTGTCGAAAACGTCTGACGGATTTGAATATACGTTCTTAATGATGTATGTATAAGACCTGGAGTGGATAGATTCCATGAAGTCCCATATCAATATACAACTCTCTAACTCTGGTAGTGAACAGAATGGTAGGAATGCCAGACATGGACCACGACCCTGTACACTATCTAATAGTGTTTGATATCGTAGGTTAGATGTGAAGATATGTTTCTGTTCTGGTCGTAAATCTTGCCAGTCATTTCTATCTTTCTGTAGAGATACCTCTTCCGGTCTCCAGAATAGACCCAGTTGATGTTGAGTAAGTTTATCAAAGATAGGATACTTGTATGTATCAAATCTCTGTACGGCATTGTCCTCTCCAAAAAACATAGGTTGTTTTGTGAAATCTATGTTTGCGTTTTTATTATATACACTCTTACTCATTTTTATCCCTTTCTTTGTAATAGTCTTTTTGACGATAATATAAATCTCTTAGACTTTCTATATCGCTATCTTTGTTTAGTAAATTTCTAAACAACTCTTTATCTCTACTCCATTTTCTGCCAGTCCACCACTCAAAACCATTATAGTGTGACTTGTATTCACATACCCGTTCATAAGCATATGAAGAATAATAGTATTGGAACCTCATGCCCCTATACATCTCACACTCAAAATTCTGAGCGAATGTGCCTAAATTTAATTCAGGCATTTCATAGTCCCAAGCGAACTCGCCCGCAACTACACTTTCCTTATATCTCGTTAGTTGAGTATAGCCAATTATCTTATCATCGTACCAGTAGATAAAATAATCTTTATCGCCATATGGTTTATCAACTAACTCACTTCCGTGGTCATCATAACCCTTGTGTTTACAATATTTCTCGTATATCTTATCACACTCTTTCTGCCAGGGATTATCATCTGGATAATATCTGCCAGTAATATCTTTCTTCATGTATTGTCTATGTTTCTTCTTCACAGAAAATTCATCTAATACAATTCTTGTTGTCCTTGCCTGTATCCATAGTTGGTCGTCCGTGCGATAAAAAAAGGCATCCATAGGTGTCCAACCTAATGATAATGCCTTGTCTTCTTCGTTCTTATCAACCTCCGCTAACGCAAGTCCGTATATTATATCATACTGGGTTGTGTTACCGTAAATATGGTCATAAAATATCTTCATCTTTATTCTTTTTATTTACAGGTCCTATTTGTGTCTCCTCTTCGTTGTTATACTGTTCTTTAGTCTCACGTTCCCATTGTGTGAAATAACTATCGTCTGTGATACTATCCTCTCTGGTATTCTCAACCGTATAGAAGTTTTGGTCTATGAGATAACCAGGGTTACCATCTAAACGTTTCTCCATAAATGCGTCATCGTACCATATCGTTCTATTGTTTGGATATGCGAAGAAATTACCATCGTCCATCCTAAACATATGGGCGCACTTATGCTCTGGGTCCTCACTAAAGTTTGTGTCTAACATACCCGCTTTATCTTCCCAACCAAAATCAATGGTGAACATATAGGTACCTTTTCTCTTTGTACCGTGCCAATCAACTAACTCTGCTCGACAATTTGCCAATCTATTTCTTCTCTGTACGTTAACATAACTACTGAAACAATCCCAGTACATATGAATATTCAAAGGATATATTGGTGCGTCTTTCTTCCATACAAAAGCATTGATAGGTCTTCTCGTCCAGTTTACACCATTTGGTAGTAGGCACTCAAATAATATTGCCCTACGTTCCATACAGTTGACGGTATGTATATCTGAGAATGTGAACTCACCATGACCCTTCGTGTGATTGTAGAGATACTCGTTTCTTATGTAACCACTAAATGGTGGTATGTTATGATTTAAGTATGCCATTATATCGCACAAGCCTCACAATATTCTTCGTATTCCTCGTTTGAATTAAACTCACTTCTTGGTTTTAATTCATTCTCAGGTCCTCCAATACCATGTGCGGGTTCATCATCGTTCTTGCCGTCATATGTATTCTGATAGTAAGAAGTCTTCCAACCCATCTTGTATGTGGTCAGTAGGTCTCTCGCCATCACAGATACTGGCACTTGATTACCCTCATACTGTTCTGGATTATATGACCAGTTACCAGAGATGGCTTGGTCAAAATACTTTTGCATTACTGCGACCACGTTGATGTAACCCTCGTTGCCCCTCATATCCCAAAGTAATGTGTAGTGATTTTTGAGATTAGGGTAACCTGGCACTATTTGTTTGAGTGGTCCTTTTTTTGATTTCTTAACGGACAGGTAGTCACGCGGCGGTTCAATACCATTTGTTTCGTTACACACAACAGATGAACTTTCGCTTGGCATTTGGGCTGATAACGTGGAGTGTCGTAACCCGTGTTCCTTGATATCCTGTCTAATAGTATTCCAATCATAAGTTAGTTTCCTCTTAACGATACTATCGACATCTTTCTTGTAGGTGTCGATTGGTAGTATTCCATCAGAATATTTAGTTCTATCAAACTTATCACAAGCGCCTTTCTCTTTGGCCAATGCGTTAGATGATTTGAGTAGGAAGTATTGGAATGCCTCTGTCCACTCGTCCAGTAGTCTCCAAGCGTCTGGTGTGTCGTATTTTACTTTGTTTTTCGCCAGAAAGTGTGCCAGTCCAATGTAACCAATACCCAGACTTCTTCTCGCTTTCGTTGATATCTCTGCGGCCTTGACTGGATAATTTTGTAGGTCGATGAGTTCTTCTAACCCTCTCACAGATAGGTCACATAGGTTCTCTAGGTCTTCTTTCTGTTTGACGGCACCTAAGTTTATCGCACTTAGAATACAAAGAGCAATCTCACCTGATCCATCAATGTGTTGTAGTGGATCTGTTGGTAGTGTAATCTCCTGACATAGGTTGGACATATACACATGGTCTTTGAAACTTGAATGTGTGTTGACGTGGTCTATATTCATTATATAGATACGACCAGTCTCCGCCCTCTCTTTCAGAATGGCCATGAAAAGGTCTTGAGCCTTAACTTTCTTCTTCTTAATCTTCGTAGAGCGTTCATACTTTTCGTATAACACATCAAACTCAGGTGTGCCATACTTATCATAGAGACCGGGACAGTCATGAGGAGAAAAAAGGGAAATATCATCATTATTAATAAAGCGCTGATAAAATAATTGAGATATCTGTATTGAGTAATCAAGTTTTCTAACACGGTTATCCTCAGTCCCTTTGTTGTTCTTTAATACGATAATGTCTTCTATCTCTTGGTGCCAAATAGGAAAGTGAACAGTTGCTGACCCGCCTCGTACACCGTTTTGAGTACAGCACTTAACAGTTGCTTCGAACTTTTTAAGAAACGGGATAACCCCGGTGTGTTGGACTTCCCCTCCACGTATTCTACTATTGATTCCCCGGATTCTTCCAGCATTGATACCAATGCCTGCCCTCTGGGAGACATAACGTCCAATAGCCATGTCGCTAGAAAAAATACTTGGAAGAGTATCATCACTATCGACCAAGACACAACTAGCAAACTGGCGAAGAGGAGTACGAACCCCAGCCATAACAGGTGTTGGAATGTTAATAAGATGTTGTGAAATAGCGTTGTAGTATTTTTTGACATAACTTAATCTCTTCTCCGTATCGTAATTACGAAACAATGTTGCCGCAATCATCATGTACATATACTGTGGTGTCTCAAAGATATCACCCGTACTTCTATCTTGTACCAAGTATTTATCAACAACCTGTCTCAAACCAGCGTAAGAGAATAGATAATCCCTATCATGTTTAATCATTTCATTCATGGATTCTATCTCATGTGGATCATACCAAGATAGTATCTCTGGGTCATATACACCCTTCTCTATACAGTTAGAGATATGTACCTTCAAATGTGGGTGCTCCCATAATCTATGATGGAGAGATTTTCTCAAACTAAAGAGAAGCAAACGAGCAGCCACATATTGATAGTTGGGATTCTCCAGTGTTATCAGGTCAGAAGCAGATTTAATTAATATTTGTTGTATTTCGTCCGTTGTGATACCATCGTAGAATTGTAACCCACTCGACATTTCTACTTGGGATTCTGATACACCAGATAGGTTCTCACAGGCATAATGTACCATGCTGTGAATTTTTTGTATATCCAGAGGTTCGAGGCCCCTACCATTTCTTTTTTTAACGTTAATAGTCTCGGGCGACATCATACCTCCTTGTAATTATTTAATTGTTGCTGTGCGGATAATTTTGAAAATGTATTATTATCTATAATAGTTTGTATCTCTGCCACACTCATGCCTGCCATGACCATATCATTAATATCTTTGTGTTTCAATGACTTAGGAAAGATACATACTTTTTTATTATTTAAAATTAATTGTTGTATTTTATCAACGATTTGTTTGTTCCTTGGTTCGTTATCCAAGATATACACAGCGTTGGGTAGATTGATATTCAAGTCTGCCCCTGCGGCCGCGATAGCATTTGGTAAGAATAGACTATCTATTGGACCCTCTACGACATAAACCTTCTTGTTCACATCTAGTCTATCAAGTCCATATATTCGTCTTTTGTTCTCATCTAGTTTTATCGTTATATACCTGGGATCCTCTTTACCAAAAGCACGCCCTTGAAACGCAAACATATTATTGTTCACATCAAAGAAAGGTAGGACGACCCTAGGGTGATCCACAGAGTTGACTAGACCCTGTTGGAACTTATTTGGTATTAAGGAGTTGACCCAGGCATAAAATTTTGGACAGAAATAGATCCTATCCAAAAACTCTGTTAGTTGTCTCGTCTTTGTGAATTGATGTGCTGGGTGGTCTTTCTCCAGTTTATCAAATCGTGTGAGACCACTTAAATTTCTATCTGGAAATACTACAGGTTTAAAAGTAAACTCTGGTTCTTTCACTTTACCACCTTTGTATTTGGCGATAACATATTCTCTGTATAATTGTGGGTCTATGTGTTCTATCAGTTTACCAAGAGTGGTACCCTTCGAACAGTTATGGCACTTGAAAAAGTATTCGTTCTTCATAGAGTAAACGAAACCACGTGCCTTAGATTGTTTCTTTTGACTATCACCACAATACGGACAACGAAAGTTGTATAGATTGTTAGATTTCTTCTTAAATCTGTCTAGTCTTGGTGATAACGTCAAAAGGTATTGAATGTCAACCATAATTACCTTTCTTAATTATAGTATCTATAATACACCAAAATGGTGTAAAAGTCAAGCGTTATTTAAAACTATTTACTCTTGTTATAGAGGTAGTGTGAGAGCGCAACTTGCCAGTCGCCGCCATACTCGTTCCTAAAATAACGGACAAGATTTGGATCCACATTATCAAAATTATAACCATAATTGACAGGTGAAAACCTAAGTGAACTAAAGAAGTTTTGTATGAGTTGTACCATTTTTTTCCTTTCATATTTAACATACTATACTATATAACATGTTTTTATGAAAAAGGACAGCACTACTTACTTATAGACGCTATGTAGAAAACGCATAGACTATCTCTAGTATCTATGCGTTCTTAATATACTAATTATTGTGGTAATTCTCCGTCAATGCCCTTGACATACCAATTCATGCCAAGTAACATACCATCATCAGCGACTTCGCCTTCTGGTACCATTAACTCGCCTGCCTGGTTGTAGATAGGTCCCTCGAAGGAATGTATCTCACCACTTCTCAGAGCGTTCTCTAGGGCGATTGCCTCATACTTCGTCTCAGGTGACATGTTGCGATATGGTGCCATTTCTACCATACCACTATCTAAACCCTTCCACGTATCAATTGGTTCCCACGTTCCATCTGCCAATGCTTTCGCTCTGGCAACATAGTATGGTCCCCACTCGTCAATGATTGCGGTTAGGTGTGCGTCTGGACAAAAGTCATATTGATTACTTGCCTGACCAAATGCCAATACACCATTCTTTTGTGCGACTTGACATGGGGCGTAAGTATCAGTATGTTGGACTATAATATCAGCGCCTTGGTTGATTAGTGTCTGTGCGGCGTCTGCCTCTTTACCTGGATCATACCATGTAAATGCCCAGATTATCTTTACCTTAATATCTGGATTTACTTTCTGTGCGGCCAACATGAAAGAGTTGATACCTCTTACAACTTCTGGTATTGGGAATGATGCGATATAACCTACCACACCAGTCTTACTCTCTTTACCAGCGATGTGTCCTGCGATTGTTCTACCCTCGTAGAACCTAGAACTGTATGTCGCCACATTTTCTGACCGTATGTACCCAGTAGCATGTTCGAACTTCACATCTGGAAACTCTTTTGCCACCTCGTGTGTTTGATCCATATAGTTGAAGGACGTAGTGAAAATCAAATCGTGTCCACTTGCCGCAAGTTTTCTTATGGCACGGACAGCGTCAGCATTTTCTGGTACGTTCTCAATGTATGTTGTTTCAAACCCTAATTCAATCTCTATGTCCTGACGACCTTGGTCGTGCATATAAGTCCAACCATGGTCTCCTGGTGGGCCTATGTAAATGAATCCTATTTTGGGGTCTTTTGCGAATGTAGTTGTTGATAATAAAATCAATCCTATTACTACAAATAGGGTTGAAGTCAGTTTTTTAAACATATATTCTCCATATCTCGGGACTCACCTTCCCGTTGTTTAAGTTGATGACTTACTATATAGTAGTGAGTAGAATTATATATGTCTGAAAAAAAAGTTAAAACTGAGTATGACTGGCGAGGTGTTGATATCAAGTATGGTAATCGTGGGCCAGAACTAACCAAAAAATCCACTGTCCATAGAACCTTGAAGAATGAATCCAAGAAGGATAGCACCGCCAATAATCAGCCATCGCCATCTCTCAAGGATTCCAACTCTACTATCTAACTTATCCTGTACCTGGTCGATTGCCTCTCGTAAATTGCGACTTTGTGTGGTAATCCTAGAATGTAGGTCTTTTAAATCTTCTTCCCATTCTCGTCTTCTATCTTCTAATATGGAGAATAGGTCGTCCTGTGAGGTATCAACTCTACGGAGTTTCTCCTCGTGTACCGCCAACATAGATTTTATGCCAGCAGAAATATCTGTGAGTTTAGTTATAGCGTTGTCAAGTCTCTCATGGACCTGACCAGATGTCTGCCTGTCTGCTTTTAAGACAGCGATATCTTTAATCAGTTCCTTGATTTGTGTTCCGTTCTCCATCTTCGTAATATTCCCTATAACTTAATAAAATTTGATTTGTCTCGTATAACTTATTACGAATGTCTGCGAAGTTTAATGATAGTTTCTTATACCCCTCGTCTGTTACTGCGAACAGGGCAGCATCACCACCTTCTGCTTTCACTTTCTCCATCACTTCATCAATATTGTCTGGAGTTACGATGATCCACTCTACATCTATTAACTCTAGTGGTTCTGGATTGGGAATACTAAGAGGTTCTCTTTTCTTCTCAATCTTGTAACTCTGTAGTTCCTTCACCGCAACTGCGGCACAGCCATTAAGGAACAGGCCAAAAACTAGGACACTCCCTATTAGGCGTACCATTTAATTCCTCCTCAGTTAGGGGTGACCCACTCGCTATCTCAGCGCAACGTGTGGCATTCTTACTCGCCCCATTAATAATTCGTTCAACTAACCCTGGCTTGTTCTCTGCCAGGTTTCCTATATCATGTTTGCCCAATCTCTTAGTCAAACTTGCCTTGTCTTTTTCTAATTTATCTTTTTCTTTTTGTACTTTATCTAACGTACTTCTTATCTTCTTAAAATCTGCGGCCTGACTCTCTATGACGTTCTTCTGGTCTTCTACTGCGGATTCTAATTTTATCTGGTTAGATTTAAGGGTAGCGTTATCTTTCTGTAGTTTCTGAACGTATAGGTATCCACCTCCGGCACCTGCCATCATCACCAATACTAATCCTATCTTCAAACTACTGAACATTACTGTTTATCAAATTTCTCTAAATCTGCCAATCTACTTTCTAATTCATCTATCTTCTTCGTTATGCGTGGGTACTTCTTACGCCATGCGTCTGGATCATTCTGTAACCAAGTCCAACCCCAACGATTTACTAGATATTCTAACGTACGGTCAAACTTCGCAACACCCCATGTTGCCATTCGTGTATCTTTGAACCAGAATAAGAAAGCGGCACTCAATAGAGAACCACCAATCGCTGTGTAGATCCATAATCTATCACCTGCCATCTGTGAAATCATATCCCACATTACTTATCCATCTCCCTCTTACAATACTCGTAATAGTTATGAACACCATGGTCACTAAAACCATCTATCTGTAGGTGTGATACACCTCTGAATGTACCCTTGAACCATTGTTTCATCATGTACCAACGACTAAAGTTTGTCGATACATTACCATCGATGTCAAAGTAGATGAAGTTACCACCCTCACCAGATACATGTTTATATCCAATAATCTCAAATGGTACTCTTGTTACTATGTCGTTGTTGTTTCTGTATCTATATCTCTCTGTCGTTTTGAAAGACTTGACGAAATTCTTACCACCAACTCTTGGTGATCCATATGTGTATAAGTGTGTCGTAGGTGTGTTCCATCTACTTGCGGCCAATGTCGCCAATGCCCCACCTAGACTGTGTCCTGTAAAGAAGACATGTTCTTTCTTTGACTTCGTTAGGAAGGCAACTACATCTGCCCATACCTCGTCCAAGGCATCCCTAAATCCTCTATGGACAAATCCTGTTGGACACTTTACTTTTCTTATCTTTAAATCTGCTTTGATGTCTGACCACTGTGTTGGTTCTGTGCCACGAAATGCCACACAGGCAATCGCACCATCGTTCCAACAATAGACCTGTGTTCCATCTACGTCAAATAGTTTTGCTTCTGGGTCAAATTCTTTTTGAAATGCCCCTAAATCCTGATAGGCTGTCATAGACGCCTTTGCCATTATCGTGGCATTTTTCCAATTATGTGTTTTTGTTAGACCTTGCATTTTGTTTCCTTGCTGTTATTGATGTCATTGGTATATACGTCCCAAGTCCAGGTCCCTTTGCGGTCTCTTTCTTCTTCTTTGCGTTCAGAGCATATGCTCGTCTGTAAGTATGTGGCGCTTTCATGTTACCAATGCTGGCTATAGGTCTCATCTGATCCACTGGAATAAATGAACCCACGGCATTTTTTATTGTTTTCATACCTTGAACATTACCATTCATCATCTTTCTAAACTTCTCTTGTAATTCTGGATACTCGTCTAACTTACTGTAAAACTCTATAACCATCTTAGCGGTATCAACATCAACCTTCATCTTACCGCCCTTGTCAAAAGTTATCTTATCTTTCGTATTCTCTGAAACTATCTTCTCTAAAACTTTTATGTTGTTATCGTGTGATGAGAATGGGCTATCGTAGATGAACTCTGCTTGTTCTTCTATCGTCTTATGTGTGCCAATCTTATCAATACTATCCTTTATCTGTGTGACGAAACTACCATATTTCTTTTCTTCTTTGTAACCATGTTTCTTCTTCGCCATGTTCATGCCCGTGGCATACATAACTTTTTTCGCATCTTTACCATATCTCTTTACGAAATCTGCCTTCTTTGGTTTTAGATCCTTTACGAATTTCTCTGCGTCTTTCTCTACCTTATCTGGTACAGCAACTTCTTTTAATCCACGACTAATCTTATGCCACTGACCACCACCCATGCGATTGTGTCTCAATGCCCTAATCTCACCAGATTGTGAATTTTGTATGACTAATATACCCTGTGGGTTCTTTATCGCCCAAGCGTATAGTGCCCTGTGACCCTCATCTTCCATGTTGAGATACTTAGACCACTTCTCAAACTTCTTCTTGCCTCGTCTGAACATATCATACAAATCAGGACTTACGTTGAATGTCTTTGATTTTCTCTTAACTTTCTTTGCCGTCGCTGGCATAGAAACGGCACCATCTCCCGCAACGTTGGCGATATCTTCCCTCTTCAAGGTCTCTTTTAGTGCCAATAGTTTATTACTAAAATCTGAGAATGATTGTACCATTATACTTCTTCTATGTCCTCTACTGTTACCAATAATACGTCTTTTGTCTTATCATGTATCACCTCAAAAACATCATTACCCATAATCGTATCTTGTGGTGCCTGGTCAGAATAGACGTTCACTATATCGCCCTTCTTACCAATCACCTTATCATCTTCATCGACACCCACATCTTGTATAAGTTTGTATGTGCCTTTCAATAACTTGTCAGCGAAGGTGATTTCTTCTTTTATCTCACCATCATCTTCCAAGACTAAATCATTATCTTTTAAATATTTATACAACTCCTTTTCGAGTAATTGTCCGTCACTATCCTGGTATTCCTTGACATGTTCCTTGATAAGAAATAGGGCGGCAGCATAACTCGCCACACGGGACTTACCACCAGGCACCTTCTCAATTAATTTCTTTATATTGAATACGAGCCTGTGTAAAATAGTATATGCCTGCCTCTCCTCTATCCGTTCAAGTGTCTTGTACTTCCTGAGAACTTTGCCCCTCTTATCAATAATACCAAGGTTATATGCCTCCGTCTTATCAAATGGGGTGACCAATAGTTTCAGGAATCTGAATGTGATAAAAGCGTCTATTGCCGGACTTGCCATCTATATCTTTCTTAATACTTCCATTAGTTTCATGTTTATTAGAACCTGTCTCATCTCACTGGTGTCCATATACTTTAAGAATATCAAAAATGTCTTTAGAGTAGACCAGTATTCTTGTCCAACTTTATAGAACAGCAAAACTTTTGCCGCATCTGGACCAAATACATTTGCCAATACGATTATATGGTTCATAATGAGACGTTCTTTCAATATACCAGTCTTGGTATGTTTCTTAAATAACCTCTTCAGGTATTTAAAACGTTTCATATCATCATAAAACTCTTTCTCACCAACCGCTTGTGGGTTATCATAATGTTTTATGGCAAACATCAGGACATTGTCCTTCGTCAGTCTATCAAATAACATTGACTTACGCTAATTCTGCGTAAACCTTACATGCTCCATTAGATAATGTTTCGTATTTTAATTTTAATTGTCTCTCAATACCGTCATCATTCTTAACTTCACCTGCTGGTTCTTCGCCAGTTTTTCCATATACACCACCATATTTTGACAATGGAATAGATACTGATCCATTCTTATCTGCCATCTCTGGTAGTTCCCCAACCATCTCAACTCCAAGTCCGTGTAATTTACTTCGTAAATGATTAACAGCGGCCATAGGATTGATATGTTCCATCGCACCAATAGATCCAACAAAACGATTAATTCTACTAACAATCTCGTCATTAGTAATATCGTTTAAGTTTAAATCTGAATCAGATGGAGCATTTACTGGAGTAGGTTTTGTTCTAATCTCAGTAATATTTTGAAATTCTTTAAACGATTTCATCTAACATCTCCCTTTGCTCTCTCAGGTCATCGCCCATGATTTCCTGAATTACTTTTTTCTTCTTCTTTTTAGGTTTCGCATCACGCTCCGCCTTGTTTTGTTTCGATTGATTAAGAGAAGCCTCTAATTCGTCCTTCTCTTTCTCAATCGTCTTCTCTACATATGGTACGCCACCGGCGCCATATCTAATTCTTTCCGTCATCACTACTCTCCTCTACTACTTCCGCTGGTTTCTCTGCTTCCACTTTCAGTTGTTCACATACTTGTATCGCACCACTAATCGCTTGAAGGTCTGACATATTTTTCTTAGTCTGAACCTCAAGGTCTTGTAGGTTTTTTAAAACCACTTTCTTGTTCTCGTTGAGTTTAGTGAGTTTCGCTTCAATCTCTTTTAACATGTATATCTCCATTTTATAAAGGGGACTCTGAGAGTCCCCATATTATAATTTATGCTAGTGTGCAACCTTGGTTAGACATTAGGTACCAGTTACCATTTGTGAATAAACAAATAGCCGCGTCCCCAGCGTCATTGAAAGTTAGTGTAGAACCTGATCCAAAGTTAGTTGGAGTTAACGTTCCGTCACCACCGTCAGTCTTCATTACTAAAAACTTTAGTTGTCCTTCAACACCATCAGCCAGAGTTAGTGCCTGAGCACCAGTTGTTACGATTTCTGTGATAGCAGAAACAACATCAACCGCACCCGCACCTGTTAACAATTGAGTTAAACCAAATACTGGTGTTGCGTTGATTTGTACGTTATCAGCAGAAGCGTCAACTAGGAAAGCAGAACTGTATGAGTTAGTTTCTGCTCTGAAATCTGTTTGACCAGAAGCCTCGTTGATTACAACTTCTCTGTTCGCACCATCAACTCTGAATGCCTCTTCGTTATCGTTAGATACGATGAAGTCTGAATCCGTAGCGTCACTATTGATAGTTACGTTTGAACTCGCACCAGGGTTGATTGCCACTGCTGTTGGTATGTTCGCAAAAGCAGAAGCGATAGATATTTTTTTGTTAATTGGTGTTCCACTTGGATCATCAATTACATGTAGTAAGTCAGCACTTGCCAGGTTACCTGATCCCAGGTCTGTTAATGCCGTGATTTTCTTATCAGCCATTTTAGTCTCCTATAAACCCCATATGTATTAGGGGAATGCTACTAGAGGTACGCATACGCTTAACCTCTATCAATAAGTGAGGGCGACTAATTCGCCCTCGATTAAATTTTATTATGCTACAACTGTAACAGTTCCAGCCGCTGTACCAATACTAGCCGCACTTGTTATAGTTGCGTTAGTACCCTGTACATCTTTAATTGTTCCAGAATTTAATGCTAATGGATTCGCACCAAAAACTAATACGTCATCAGCATTTGTAGCAGCGTTAGCCGCACCAATTGCTAATGAGAATACTAATTCGTTAGTACCTGTTCCACTCGCATATGCCAAGTTGTGAGGTCCTCTTCCTGATCCTGCACCTTGGTTACCGTTAGTTACTGCTAAAGTAGGTGTTCCACCCGTAGTAACAACGTTTACTGGTTCATTAAATCTTAATCTTGCTGAAAGTGTAAACCCAGCAGACTTATCTGCTGTTGTTGTAATCCATTCAATTTCTGTTATGTCAGCAGCGCCTAGGGAAGATGATAGTCCGCCTATAGCGACCAAAACTTCTTCGTCTGCTGAGGTATTGTCGTTTCCAGAAAATGATGATCCTGCTTCCCTTACCCAACCTTTAGTGTTCGCAAAGACTTCTTTCTTCTCTGCCGTGGTTAGGTTCTTAGGTTTGCTCTCATCAGCGTCTGTTGCTCCCCATAGTCCCATTTTGTTTCTCCTTATAAAAAATATATATTTTCTCTTACTTCTATTTATATCCTATTTTCTTTAAGTCCGCGATTACTTGTGGCGTTGACTTATAGAGTATAGGTTGACCTTTCGCCTGTTTCCATTCAGTAGTATTCTTTTTGAAATCATCAATTAGAACATTACCCTTAGCATATACCCGTTTTTGGTCTCTACGGACTATATGTATTCTTTCTTTATCCGTCAGTTTTAAGTTCCTCTGTAACCACAACCTCTTACCCTTTATACTGTTTAAATCGTATGGAGTGTAGGCTGATAGTATGTGTGGATTAAACTTACGAATGAATGACCATAACTTCATGCCACCTGGTGTCCAGGGTAGAGTTGGCCAAAATAACTTGTATTGATTGACTGGTTCCCATTTCTGCGCCTTGTTAGGGGCTGATAACCAGTCTTCAGCGTCAGAATACCCGGACATCTGCATTGGTCCAGGTTCTGACGGATTCTTTGATTTCAGGTTAAACATGTTGGCAATACCTCTGTTGAAATCACAGAGCACACCGTCCATATCACAATAGATAGTTGGGAGACCGTCTTGTTCTTGGACTAATGTTATGCCACGAATAGTCTCCGCTAGTGCGGAGTATCTCATCTATTTTCCCATACTCTTAGATATTGCCTTACGTCTCTTATGTAAGAATTTATCTGAACTATCCACATCGCCATCGTTGTCGATGTCTTTGTCTTTTCTGTCCTTAAACTTCTTCTTTACTGCCTTTGGTTGAACAGCGTCCAGACCTTCACCATCGTCTGACTTATCATTCTTGTTAGTCTCAGCCTTATAGTATGTGTCGATGATTGTATCTACCAGAGATTTAATCTTGCCCTGTTGTGCCGCTTGTATCTCAGCATTTAGATCCTCACCGTGTACCTCAATACCCTTAGCCTCTTTGTTCTTCTTGTTCATCTTCTCAGCGTCTTCGACTTTGTATTTCTTACCTGATACTACAAATTCCTTGTCGCCATTGTGTTTAGCAGCCTGTAGTGCCTTACTAAATGCGTTGCCTTCTTCTTCTTTTGGTTTCTCACCTTTTTCTTTTTTAGAAATCGCAATCGCAGCCTGTTGTGCTGGGTTAGCAGCCTCTTGGCTAAGTTGTCTTTGTTTTTCTTCTTCCGCTTGTACTCTAGCGCTCGATTGTACGTGTGGTTTATCACCAACTACCGCATTCTGTTTATCTGTGATATCTGCTATCACGCTGGCTAGTGACCCCTTCTTTGGTTCTCCAAAGTATGTTGGGTTCCAACCTAGTGTTTTCTTTGTCATTTTAGTCTCCCTTAAAATCTATCTGAATTTAATCTTACCACGTTTTGGTACGATTTTTAGTTTATATCTTACCATATCTACCACTTCTGGTGGCATGAAATAGTTTAACATGTTAGCGATACTGTCCTTCTCGGCTCTAGTACCGTTCATCATCTTCTCAATCCTATCTACTACCTTAGGATCAACTTCTTTGAAATTACTTTTCTTTGCCTCACCCAATTCTCTCTCATCGCTGGCGAATATCTCTATATAAGGTAAGAAATCTTCTGGTAATTGTTTCCACTTCATACCAAACTTCAATACCAACTTTGATTTCGCACCTGATGATAAGATAGGTATATCTGCCTTAACAAGTTGTAGTAATTGTGACTTACTAAATCTGTCCATCAACTTACGGAGTTTGGCAAACTTCTCTGGGTTCATACCAGTCTCTTTACCTCTCAGATCCTCATACTCTCTCTTTAGTCTGGCAATCTGTTTTGATGTGAACTCTACTAGGTTCTCCAACTCCTCTGGCATAAACTCATCGTCTATATCTTTCTCCAGTTGTTTCGCCTGTTTATCATGTGCCGTAACTGACTTCTTCAACTGTTTGATGATAGGTTTGATTGTCTCTTTGTCTTTATCGTCTAGTGCCTCTGACTTTTCTTTCTCTATGTCTTTCTTCATAGCGTCTCTTGCCTTTTGACGTTCTTGGTCTACCCTATCTTTTTCTTTTCTAAGTCTTTCTCTTTCAGAGGTTCTCTTTGCGATTGCGTCTGCCTTTTTCTTAGCCGCGTCCGCTCTACCTGTGGTAGATAATCTGTTCGCAACTTTCTTAATGCCACTTGCCGCACCTTTGGCTGCCATACCAGCACCTTTGGCGATAGCACTACCTGCCGCTTTCGCTGGTTTAGATGTTACTGCCTTTGCCGCACCCTTTGCCACTTTACCTACACCCTTCGCAATACCTTTTACTGCTTTGAATGGTAGTGTGATTGGCGCTACTGCGACTTTACCAATACCCTTGGCAATCTTGCCTATAACTTCTTCTAATTCTTCTTGTTGGTCCTCATCCAGACTATCATAATACTCATAAAATTGTTCGTCATCTAGTTGTAGGACACCGTCAATATACTCCTCGAACATCATCTGCTCTTGGATCTGTGACATATTTAAACCGTATCTTTGCATTTTATCTCTCCGTGTTACTATTTATACTAATTGTCAACTTTAGCGCCTGCTCGCCATTGATAACAGGACCAATACCCTGCGGTTGTCTTATCTTTCTTCTGGTCGCAATTGTGCCTCGCACGGAAAGATGCTCTACGTCCTGGGTCGTCTCTCTTAATACTCATGTTAGGGTCACCAAAATTCACCTTGACTACGTTACCCTTCTTGTTCTTCACATACACATGGAACTTAGAATTACCACCACTAGAACGGATTGGGTCGTTTAGACTTACCTTCTTGCCCTGGTATTCTGCCTCAGTTATGCCTTCCTTCTCATGTTCGTAGACCATCATCTCACAAACATTGTCTATCTGTTCAACTTCTTTTCTGGTTTTCATTACTTACCCCTTACCTTTGAAGCCAAGTCTTTATCTGCCTTGCCCCAAGTTCCACTTGATTTTGTTACGAAACTGTTTACACGAGCCATACCCCATTGTTGTGGAGTTGTGCCTGGTCTGTGTCCAGTTCTCCATGCTGCCATGCCTCTGTTGTAAACTTTCATCAGTACACCATATGGCATCCCGGATTTGGCTGCCTTCTTCTTAACACCCTCGTTCTCAGATAGTAACTCATCGAACATCTCAGATACGGTCTTGTCCAGGTATAACCTGTAATCTGTACCATACTCGTCCTTGTACTGTTCGATTGTCTCACTTTCCTCTGACCACAATTTGATATCTTTAATCTCCTGTTCGACATCTTCGCCAAACTTCTTCTTAAATGCTATGGTGTGTTTAGATGGTTTAGTCTTAGCGTCAGCGTCACCAGGTGCTGGTTTATAAGCACTTGGGTCATCATCAGATTTCTTGGCACCTTTCTCAAAGTGTCTCGCCCTATCATCTTTAGACTTCTTAGATACACCTTTGTAATACACATCTGGTTGAGTGCCAGGTCTGTCTTTCACATCTGGATCTTGTCCTGTCTCTTTCTTTCTCTCACCATCTTTACTCTCTGCTTTGATGGTAGCACCATAATAGTTTTTCATATCTATGGCAAATTTATTAAGGTCTTCACCTCTACCATCTATTCTAAAACTTTTTCTATCGCTCATTTTATCAATTCTAAAACCTGTTTTCTTACCAAATCTTTTTATATCGTCCATCGCCTTACGTCTTTTTATTGGATCTTTAATGGTAACTATCATCTTTTTAAATTCATCAAGTTCCACTTCTTCAAACTTCTGGAACTTTCTATTACCAACTAACTTACCATAGTCTCTCACCTGACCAGGTGTTGAGATGTTGAATGTTCTCATCGTCTTAATCTGGTCTGCTTTTTCTGGACCCTGTGTCCAATCATCAACGTTATTAATCGCAGGTTGTCCTGGTGTGGTCACTGGTAACTTACGTTCTTTCTTTTTTGCCTTCTCTGTCTCTTTTTCTTCATCATCAGTATTTTTCTTTTGACTATCTTTGGCGCTGTTGATTTCTTCATCGAAAGTTGAGAATGTCTTTAACGTCTCACTATTCTTTTGTAGTACCAACTTCTTCTTATCAACGTTCTCTGTCTGTAACTCTGTGTCGATAGATTGTGCTGGTTGAATATCATCTAGGAATGCTTTCTGTATCCCACCATCTTCCATCTCGTATTGGACGTAATTTGGTCCTCGTTTAATAATCGTTCCAACATTACCACTTGGTTTATGTTCAACTGTCTCACCCATCAGGTATATCTCGTTGTTATGGTATTGTTCTCTTATATCTTTCAATTCCTCATTATCACTTGGGGCAAGTATTTCTTCATTCACACCCATCCCATTTTTTAAGTCTTTAAATAATTTCATGGCGTCATTCTCCTTGGTGCCTGCGATAAGTCCTGCTCTGAAACTTTTGAAGTCATTCTTCATAGCGTAATCCCTCATTTTACTGGCACTCATTCCTTTCGCACCAGTGGCGTCTGGGTCTCTACCCCCAGCACTCACTACTTCAACTGTATCAAAGTTATAGTCCTTACCTTTATATTTGTTAATCAATGTTTTAAATTCTGCGACCCTATCACTACCTGCGACCATATAGACATCAGTATATTTCTTATCAAATCTATTTTTCAATATTTCCATGAATGTTCTTTCACGTCCTGTCGCTGGTAAAATTTGTATGCCTACTGGATACATCTTTTTCAGATAGTCAATCTTTTGTTTTACACTCAATGGATTCTTCTTACGATCCTGAGTGGCACTCACATATAGCACGGGCAAACCTTTTGTCCTCTTCGCCATTGTGATAACTCTATCAATGAGACGTTGGTGACCTATCGTAGGTGGATTCATACGACCAAAAGCAAACACCACTGTCTGTTTTCGTCCTACATCTTTTCTCAATAGTTCTTTTAACGTCTTCATTTTTTCTTACTCATTTCCTTGTAGCCTTTTAATCTACTCTTTTCTTTTCTACCCCTATTCTTAGAGGCATCCTCGAAACCCACGATGTCTTTACCTTTGTGTGACGCATCTTTGCCATCACCATTCCCGTAAGTACCCTTGTCTCTATTATATTGTACCAATTGTTTACGATACTCTATACGTTCTGGTGAAGATTGAAACTTCTT